CTTATCTGATGAAAGTGCGTGCGCAGCAGTATGACACGGTGGACGCACTCTGCTGGCGTCACTACGGGCGCACGCAGGGCATGACGGAACAGGTGCTGCAGGCAAATCCGGGGCTGGCGGAGCACGGTCCCCTCTTACCGCACGGGCTGGAGGTGGAGTTGCCGGACGTGACAGCGACGGCCACCGTGCAGGCCGTCCAGCTTTGGGACTGAATCATGTGGGAAAAAATCAGCACCTTTTTAACCTGGTGCATTGCGGTGGTGATGGCGTGGCTGGGCGGCATGGACCTGAAAGACATGTCCACCGTGGCCGGTGTGTTAATCGGCCTGCTGATGGCGCTTATCAGCTGGTACTACAAACACAAAACCTACCAACTGCTGCTGAGCGGGCGTATTACGCGGAGTGAATATGAATCTGCAAACCGTTAAACGCTGCGCCGTGGGCGTGGTGCTGGCGCTGGCCGCCACGCTGCCCGGTTTTCAGCTGCTGCATACCTCCGTGGAGGGGTTGCGGCTGATTGCCGACTATGAGGGCTGCCGCCTGCAGCCGTACCAGTGCAGCGCGGGAAAGTGGACCGACGGGATCGGCAACACGTCCGGCGTTGTGCCGGGCAGGTCCATCACGGAACGGCAGGCGGCGGGGAATTTCATCACCAACGTGTTACGCACTGAGGCGGCACTGGCGCGCTGCGTGGCGGTCTCTATGCCGCAGCAGGTTTATGACGCGCTGGTGTCGCTGGCGTTCAACGTTGGCACCGGCAACGTGTGCGGCTCCACGATGGTGGCATTGCTGAAAAAGGGTCAGTGGCGTGAGGCGTGTTATCAGCTGCCGCGCTGGGTTTACGTGAAAGGCGTATTCAATCAGGGGCTGGAAAACCGGCGCGGGCGTGAACTGGCATGGTGCCTTAAAGGAGTCTGAGTACATGAAGAACATCATCATGATGGTTCTTTTTTTTCTGGGGATTGTGTTGTGGCAGTCGTGGAACCTGCACAACGCCTATCAGAAGATTCACGCGCATGAGGCAGTCATAGAAACTCAGGGAAAAAAGCTGAGCCAGAAAAACAGCCAACTGATTGCCCTGAACATCCTGACGCAGACAAGCAGCCAGGCACAGACGCAGCTTTACGCCGCCGCCGAACGCAACGGCCAGCTGCTGCGCGACCGGCAGCGAAAAATTGAGGAACTTAAACGTGGAAATGAAGACCTGCGCCGCTGGAGTGATACCACTTTGCCTGATCCTGTTGTCCGGCTGCGCCAGCGACCGGCCCTCGCAGGAGGTGAATCTTACCGTGAGTGGCTGTCCGAAAATCACCCGCTGCCAGCTGGGCCCGGCAGCGCCGCGCACTAACGGCGACCTTCTGACCCTGCTGGACGAAACGGAGGCCGCCTGGGCGGCGTGTGCCGGTAAGGTCGATACCATCATCAGCTGTCAGGAAAAAGACGATGAACAAGCCGCAGTCCTTACGCAGCGCCCTGAATAAGTCGGTCCCTTACGTGGCCGAAAACCCGGACCGCCTGCACCTGTTCGTTGACAGCGGTCAGCTGGTCGCCACGTCTGCCGCGTCCCTGTCGTGGGAGTATCGCTACACCCTGAACGTGGTGATCACCGACTTCACCGGCGATCAGAATCTGCTGATGGCCCCGGTGGCTTTGTGGCTGCGGGAAAACCAGCCCGACGCGCTGCAGAACAGTGAGGCGCGCGAAAAGCTGTTTTCGTTTGAGGTCGATATTCTGGGAAATGACCGCTGCGACATCAGCATGGATCTGAAGCTGACCGAGCGCGTCGTGGCAACCACTGTGGACGGTAAAATCAGCATTGAGGCTGTGCCCGAGCCGGACGCGCCGGAGGAAGTCTGGGCGGTGAAGCGTGGCTGAGCTGCATGAAGTGGATGCCTGGCTGACGGCGCTGCTGTCACAGCTGGAGCCTGCCGCCCGGAAAAAGATGCTGCGGGAAGTGGCACGCGACGTGCGCCGCATTCAGCAGGCGAACATCACCGCGCAGCGTTCACCTGACGGCACCGCATGGGAGCCGCGCCGCGTCAGCGGCCGCAGCAAAAAGGGTCGCATCCGTCGCGGCATGTTCGCAAAAATGAAAACGGCAAAGTACCTGAAGGCGCAGGCGAGTACAGACGTCGCTGAAGTTGCCTTTGTGCCGGGGGTGCAGAAGCTGGCCCGCGTCCATCACTACGGCCTGCGGGACCGGGTAAGCCGTCGCGGCCCGATGGTGAAATATGCTGAACGTCCGCTGTTGGGCATCAATGGAGAAGCTGAAGCCATTATAAGGATTAAAATTATCAGATTTCTTAGTGAATAAAATCATAGCTAATTGCTTCGTTCTAAAGCTTGCTCGATCGTTATTTTCTTTAAAGTCCACTCTGCAGGGTCATAATCGCATACATAAATAATACAATCAGGAAGATACTTCTTTATTTTCCTGCGCATTGAATTTAGATATTTCTTATCTTTGGCATTGCGAATTCCTATATAAACTTCTTTGAAAGACGATCTATCAAAACTAACAATTTCTCCACTTGCAGAGTAAAGCATATTTCTTACGACTCTCACCTCTTCTTCGTAAGACCAATGAGAAGATTTATATAAAAATATCCGTTGCAAAGCTTCCAGGTAATCAGGATTAAATTTAAAATCTATCTGCAGGGCATTCCAGTTATCCGAATTTTCGAAAGGATTGATAGGCTTCGTGGAGGTATAGATTACACTTCCATATTTTGCGGGTAAATAATTCAAATCTAATGAGTTAAGCTGGGCTTGCTCAACGTCTATACCAAAAACTAAGCCTGCATGAGAGTTATTATCATAATCTAAACACAAAATATCGTTATTAGGCGCTTTTTTACCCTTGGCGTAATGCGCCCACATAAGAGGGTTAAGAGGGTTACGTGTCAAAGATAATATACCGTAAAAAAGAGCGACTGCTTCATACCTATCATCATTAGACCATGTGGCGTTTTTTTGATAGTGCATCCCGGACAGTTCAAAAGGATCGTTCAATGATGCTGCTCTGGAAAACTTTAAAGTTGCATTTTTTAAAATTAAATTGGCAGTTTTAATATCAGTATATTTGTACAGAATCATAGCCGTTACCTGTGGGCACTTAGTTTTATTTTTTAAATCAGACTATCACAACTCATTGTATGAAACACCATACAAGCGTGATTCGTTTCTGCCGGCTCAATAATGATGCACTCTCATACCATGAACGAAAAACTCACCGAAATTATGCGTCTTATCACCAACATGATCCGCACCGGCATTGTGTCCGAAGTGGATCCGGTGAACTGGCTTTGCCGGGTGAAAACGGGTGAACTTGAAACCAACTGGATTAACTGGCTTACCCTGCGCGCCGGTAGTACCCGTACATGGTGGCAGCCCACCGTCGGGGAACAGGTTGTGCTGCTGAGCCTGGGCGGAAATCTTGAAACCGCCTTTGCGCTGCCTGCCATTTATTCCGAAGCCTTCCCGCCGCCCGACTATTCGGAAGACGGCACCACTACCGTATTTAAGGACGGCGGCTGGTTTCAGTACGAGCCGGAAACCGGCCAGCTGTTGATAAAGAACATCAGAAGCGTGCGCATTGAAGCGGCAGACGGCATTCAGCTAATCACCGATGCGCTGGGGATAGAGGCCAGCCAGACACGGATTAACGGTGACACAACGATGAACGGTGATGTGACCCACGGCGGTGGCTCAATGAGTTCTAACGGGGTGATTGCTGATAAGCACTTACACAACAAAGTTAAGAGTGGCAGCGATACGTCAGGAGGCCCGCAATGATGTACCTCGGCATGAACCGCGACACCGGCGAAGCTATTACCGACATTGATCACATCCGGCAGAGCGTGCGCGACATCCTGATTACCCCGGAAGGCAGCCGCATTGCACGGCGTGATTACGGTTCGATGTTGTCCGCGATGATTGACTGGCCGCAGAACGACGCCACCAAACTGCAGGTAATGGCCGCCACTTACACCGCGCTGAGCCGCTGGGAGCCGCGCATCCGGCTGGCCTCTGTGAAAATAACGCGCAACCAGGACGGCTCTATGCAGGTTGATCTTACCGGCCAGCGCGCCGACGGCTCACCGGTTGCCATGTCTGTCTCTACGGGGGTGAAGAGTGGCAGTAATTGATCTTTCCCTGCTGCCCGCACCGCAGATTATTGAGGTGCCGGACTTTGAATCGCTGCTGGCTGAGCGCAAAGAGGCGCTGATTGCGCTTTATCCGGCGGATGAACAGGCCGCCATGCGCCGCGTGCTGGCGCTGGAGTCTGAGCCGATTGTGAAAAGCCTGCAGGAAAACACCTACCGCGAAATCCTGTTGCGCCAGCGCATCAATGAGGCGGCGCAGGCGGTAATGGTGGCCTACGCCATCGGCAGCGATCTGGACCAGCAGGCCGCCCGCAATAACGTGAAGCGGCTGACCATTACGCCTGAGAATCCCGACGCGGTTCCGCCGGTGGATGCGGTGATGGAGTCGGACGACGCGCTGCGCGTGCGCGTGCCGGAGGCGTTTGAGGGGCTGAGCGTGGCCGGGCCAACGGGCGCATATGAGTTTCACGCAAAAAGCGCCGATGGCAGGGTGCAGGACGTTTCCGCGATCAGCCCGTCACCGGCGACGGTGCTGATCACCGTCCTGAGCCGTGAAGGTGACGGCACGGCGTCGGAGGATTTGCTGACCACAGTGAACACCGCGCTGAGCGCCGACAGTGTGCGCCCGGTAGCCGACCGCGTGACGGTTCAGGGCGCGGCCATCCGCAGCTACAGCGTAAAGGCCAGGCTGCACCTGTTCGACGGCGTGGCCGCTGGTCCCTGCCTTGAGGCGGCGAACGCAAGGCTGGCGAGTTACCTTACCGAGCAGAAAAAGCTGGGGCGCAGCGTGCGGCGAGAGTCCTACGGGGCGGTGATGCGCGTGGCCGGTGTGGACTGGGTGGAAATCACCGAACCGGCGGCGGACATCATCATGGACCGCACGCAGGCGGGTTACTGCACCGGCACGGATGTGTCCGTGGCGGGCGATCAGGGGGTGACATGAGCAACAGCAGCCTGATGCCACCCGGTTCGTCTGCGCTGGAACGCCGTTTAGCGCAGGCGTGTAGCGGTATTTCCGGGCTGAACGTGCCGCTGCGCGACCTGTGGAACCCGGCCACCTGTCCGGTGAGTTTTCTGCCTTATCTGGCCTGGGCGTTTTCAGTGGATCGCTGGGACGAAAGCTGGGCGGAGAGCGTCAAGCGGCAGGTGGTGAGCGATGCGTTTTACATCCATCAGCACAAAGGCACCATCAGCGCCATCCGTCGCGTGGTGGAGCCGTTCGGCTTCCTGATCCGGGTTGTTGAGTGGTGGAAAAATGGTGAAGCACCCGGCACGTTCCGGCTGGACATCGGCGTGCAGGACCAGGGCATAACCGAAGAGACCTATCAGGAACTTGAACGGCTGATCAGCGATGCGAAGCCGTGCAGCCGTCATTTGCTGGGAATGTCGATAAACCTGCAGGTCAGCGGTGAAACGCTTATAGCGGCGGCCAGCTATGACGGTGATGACCTGACCGTTTATCCGTATACCCCGGAAATTATTTCCGTCAGCGGCGCAGTTTATGGCGGCGCGGCGGTTCACGTTATTGACCTGATGGAAGTGGGACCATGACACAAAAATACTATGCAATCGTAACCAACCTGGGCGCGTCGAAGATTGCCAACGCCGCCGCACTCGGTACAAAACTGAATATCACGCAGATGGCCGTGGGCGACGGCGGCGGCACCTTGCCGACACCGAACGCCAGCCAGACGAAACTGGTTAACGAGGTGCGCCGCGCCGCCATCAATACGCTGAGCATTGACCCGACCAACGCCAGCCAGATGATTGCCGAACAGGTGATCCCCGAAACGTCGGGAGGATTCTGGATCAGAGAAATGGGACTCTTTGATGCCGACGGCACGCTGATTGCGGTGTGCAACACACCGGAAACTTACAAGCCCGCGCTGCAGGAAGGCAGCGGTCGGACGCAGACCGTTCGCATGATTCTGATCATCAACAGCACCGACGCCATCACCCTTAAGATTGACCCGTCTGTGGTGCTGGCAACGCGGAAATATGTAGATGACAGTATCCTGACGGTTCGCCAGTACGCCGATAAGTTACTGGCGGATCATCTTGCGGCTGAAAACCCACACGGCCAGTACCTGCAGATCGCAAATGCCCTTGCTGAAATCAAAGACGCCGGGCTGATTGCTGACGTTCTCAAAAACCTCGGTTTAACAGAAAAGTTTGCAGGCCGTTTTATTGACCGCCAGATTTTTACCACGCCCGGGGCGATCAATTACAAGCCCACGCCCGGAACAAAACGCATCAAAATTATCCTGACCGGCGGCGGGGGCAGAGGCTATGGCTATCTCGGATGGGGGAGCGGGCTTACAAGCCGTGGCGCAGGTGGCGGCGCGGGCGGAACGGTCATCTCCTGGCTGAACGTGGACGACACCAAAACTTACCCCGGTGTGGTAGGCCGTGGCAGTGATGAAACCCTTTCAGCAACAAGCAGCACTTTCAACGGCCTGCTGACGGCAGGCAACGGCGTGAATACTTCGTCAGGTGATGCGGGCGGCGCGGGCGGAAAGGCTGTAGGCGGTGATTTGAATATTCAGGGCGGCGACGGCAGCGATGCGCCGGGCATTATCTCGACCGCCACAAATCCCTACCGGGGCGGCTCTGGTGATGGTGGCGTGAGCTACTGGGGCGGCGGTATACGCAGCGGAGAAGGCTCATCATCCAGTAAAAGAAATACCTATGGCTCTGGCGGTGGCGGCACTACTCGCGCCGATCCCTTTATCGGCAGCTATGGATCAGATGGCGTTATTTATATTGAGGAATTCAGCTGATGAAAACTTATGCCCGTATTGAAGATCTGCGCGTTGCGGAAATAGTCTCGCTGAATGTAAAGCCTGAACAACTTTATCACCCGTCACTGGTATGGGTTGATATCACCATGCTGCCGGAACAGCCTGAGGTAAATTATCGCTACAGCGGCGGCGTGTTTACTGCGCCGGTTATGGATGCTGAGAATGCAGTGCTCATTGCCAGCAGCAGGCTGGCAGCCGAAATGGATGAGGCAAACCGGACGATTGCGCCGCTGCAGGATGCGGTTGATATCAGCATCGCGACAGATGAGGAGTTCACCCGCCAGGCAGAGTGGAAGCGATACCGGGTAGAGCTAAACCGGATTGATACAAGCAAAGCGCCAGACATTTTATGGCCGGTCAAGCCGGAGTAAACGAAGCCCGCCATGCGGGCTTTTTTTATACGGGTTGTTCAGGCCAGATAATATTTTCCACTTCTTTTGTGTCAAGTCGCATCAGCATGACGCGGTATTTTTTCCAGGTTACAAGCTGGCTTGCCTCATCATCTGTTGCTATCCCCAAATCGCTCGCATCCTGCAAAGGTTGAATAGCCGTATCGGCTTCAGCTCTCAACCTGCTGCGCTTGTCTTCGGCCTGGCTGATAAGTTCTTCTGATGTTGGCAGCGGCTGATCAGTCAGGCACGGAAGCATGTCAGTACCGCAGGCAATCAGCTTGCCTTCTGCCTGTCCGGCCAATAAATCAGACCATGCCTTATCGGTAATGTTAATCGCATCGCCGGGGATCTCCTTGTTGATGGCGGTATCGTAAAAGGCATTATTTGAGGGCGAATATTTTTTCATTTAAATTCCTAATGCTATCCACCAAATACCCTGTTGAGTGGTATCCGGGCCGGAGTTTGTAAGAGAAAAAGACGACTTATCACGATACTGCACACCTACTGCGTATTCCCCTTTAGTCGGAATCGAAGAGCCCTTGTTAGCAACAAGTGAAAATCCGGCGCTTGGAAACGACACAGGGAGCGTAACTATCGTGGTTGTCTGCTGTGCAAAGCTGCCACTCCCCCATTGAAGGATCAGGCCGTTCGGAAATTTGCAGTATCCGTTACCGCCTTTCACAATCGAGAAGAAACTCATATCAGGCAGCTGCCCGCTGCCATTTCCGACCGTCTTTTTTGCTGCGTCGCCTAAACCGAGGTTTTTGAGAATCAGTCAGAAAGTCAAGTTCAGAATGTCATAAGCGAAGTGATGCAAATCGTAATTTCATTTGAATTTTTATTCGATGGCTATCACTATAGGGTAAAATCATTGCGGGAAATATAATAAGGAGATTATGATGCAAGCTGGGTATTCTAAAACTCTTACTGGAAGATTTCATATTGAAATCAGAGATAATAAAGGTCATTCTTTTAGAAGTTTTGAATACGCCTCATTGGCGGCTTTAAAAAAATCTTTACCAAGAATAGTGAACGTATGTTCTGATCCTGATTACATTAAGAAAGGAGAGTTCAAAGGTAAATTCTTTCTGGGTTTTTTTAAGTCTGGATTGGTGGGGTACACTTCTTTATTCTCAAGTATAGATAAAGCGATAGAATTTGCACATAATGTTTCTGAAATATTAAATACAGATAATGTAGAAAGGGAAATATTTCAAAACTGCATTCGTGATGAATCCTTGATGGCTATTAGAGTTAAAAGTGTCAATGATTATCTTAATGCAATTGATCAGATAACATTAATGTCGGGATCTGTATTTTATTTTAGAGGGCATTCAAGCTACTTATATAAAATGACTCCGGGAATATATCGGCGCCCCGAACTTACAAATAATGAAGATGTTATTTATAATGAGTTACTAATAAGATGTCCAGATGACTTTAGTCACGCCCATACAACTTTTGAATCATTAGTTAAAATGCAGCATTATTCTTTACCCACTAGGTTATTGGATTTAACAGCAAATCCTTTAGTTGCACTCTATTTTTCTTGCTCGGGTTTTGAGACTGATGAGAAAGACGGGGAGGTCAAAGTTTTATCAATCCCTAAAAGTGAGACAAAGTATTCTGATAGCGATACCGTAACAATCCTGTCAAATCTTGCAAAGCAAAAAAGAAACTTTAGTACCAAACTTCTAAGTGATGAAACATCGAAAGATCTAATACGCTTCCTTGATGATATAAAAAAAGAGAAACCATACTTTACTAATCGCCTTGAAGAAAAAAGTTTAAAATCAGTCGTGTGTGTAAAGCCTAAGCTTAATAATGCAAGGATTGTTCGGCAAGATGGTGCTTTTTTAATTTTTGGAATTACTGATCAGAAAACAAATTGTGCTGAAATACCTAAGAGTTATTACCCGCCTTTAGGAACAAAGAGAATATTAATTGACAAAAAATCAAAGGAAAAAATAATAGCCCAGCTTGAAAAAATAGGAGTTTCCGAGGCTACTATCTATCCAGAGATTGATAAGGTATCTACATATGTAAGTAAAAAATATGGAAGGCCGGATGAAGTAGACAATGAAGACGTTTCAAAAATTATTTCAGCAAAAAGCTCGGGTGTTTAAATTATTTAAATGCTTTATCTTTAAGACCCTTAACTAAAAAATCTCTAATTTAAAAGTATGCTGATTGGCTATATTAGGGTGTCAACAAATGACCAGAACACGGATTTACAGCGGGTTGCGTTACAGAGCGCAGAATGTGAGCTGATTTTCGAGGACAGAATAAGCGGGAAAACCAGCGACAGGCCGGGGCTGAAGAAGGCGCTGCGCTGCCTGCAGCCCGGTGACACACTGGTTGTGTGGAAGCTGGACCGGCTTGGCAGAAGTATGCGGCATCTGGTCATGCTGACCGAAGAGCTGCGCGAACGGGGCGTGAATTTTCGTAGTCTCACCGACAGCATCGATACCAGCACGCCAATGGGCCGGTTTTTCTTCCACGTTATGGGTGCCCTGGCTGAAATGGAACGCGAGCTGATAGTAGAACGTACGCGCGCCGGGCTGGCCGCCGCGCGTGATAAAGGCCGCATCGGCGGCAGGCGGCGGAAGATGACAGCGGAAACGGTGGAGCGTGCCCGGCGAATGCTGGCGCAGGGCGCAACGCTGCTGCAGGTTTCACTGGTGCTGGACGTGTCAGTGAAGACGCTTTACCGCTATATCCCCGGCCCTGAACAGAAAACCCTTCGCGAAAGCGGTGTGTCTGTTGTGCCAGAGACAGCACAACGGCCAGCGCGTGCCCCGTCATAGCGGACCATAGACTATAGCGGAACCCCTTCACAGGAGAACCGCCACATGGCACAGGATTATCACCACGGCGTGCGCGTTGAGGAAATCAACGAGGGCACCCGAACCATCACCACAGTCAGCACAGCGATTGTCGGGCTGGTATGCACCGGCGACGACGCCGACGCGGCCACCTTCCCGCTTAACCGCCCGGTGCTGTTAACCGACGTACTCACCGCCAGCGGTAAGGCCGGGGAATCCGGTACGCTGGCCCGCTCACTGGACGCCATCGCCGATCAGTCCAAACCTGTCACCGTTGTTGTGCGCGTGCCGCAGGGCGAAACTGAAGCGGAAACCACCGCCAACATTATCGGCGGCGTGACCGATGGCCAGCGCACCGGCATGAAGGCGCTGCTGGCTGCGCAGTCCGTATGCGGCGTAAAGCCTCGCATTCTGGGCGTGCCGGGGCACGACACCAAAGCTGTTGCCACCGAGCTGCTGAGCGTGGCGCAGAGCCTGCGCGGCTTTGCCTACCTGTCCGCGTATGGTTGTAAGAGCGTTGAGGAAGCGATTGCTTACCGCAGCAACTTCAGCCAGCGCGAAGGGATGCTGATCTGGCCTGACTTCATCAGTTTTGACACCGTGCTGAAGGCTGACGCAACGGCCTACGCTACCGCCCGCGCGCTGGGCCTGCGTGCCAAAATCGACGAGCAGACCGGCTGGCATAAATCCCTGTCAAACGTCGGTGTAAACGGCGTCACCGGCATTTCAAAAGACGTCTTCTGGGACCTGCAGGATCCGGCCACTGATGCGGGCCTGCTGAACCAGAACGACGTCACCACGCTAATCCGTAAAGACGGCTTCCGCTTCTGGGGTTCCCGCTGCCTCAGTGATGACGCGCTCTTTCAGTTTGAGTGTTACACGCGCACCGCACAGGTGCTGATGGACACGATGGCAGAGGCGCAGATGTGGTCCGTTGACGGCGCGCTAAACCCGTCACTGGCCCGTGACATCATCGAGAGCATCCGCGCGAAACTGCGCAGCCTGGTGAATCAGGGCTATCTGATTGGTGCGGACTGCTGGCTGGACGAGAGCGTGAACGACAAGGACACGCTTAAGGCGGGCAAGCTGCTGATCGATTACGACTACACGCCGGTGCCGCCACTGGAAAACCTGCTGCTGCGCCAGCGCATCACTGACCAGTACCTGGTCGATTTCAGCAGCCGCGTCAGCGCATAAGGAGACGGAAAGATGGCATTACCCCGCAAACTCAAGCATCTGAACCTGTTCAACGCAGGCAACAACTGGCAGGGGCTGGTTGAGTCCGTGACGCTGCCGAAATTCACCCGCAAGTTTGAGAAGTATCGCGGCGGCGGCATGGCCGGTGCGGTGGACATCGACATGGGCCTGGACGACGGCGCGCTCGACACGGAATTCACCATTGGTGGCACTGAAGCGCTGCTGATTAAGCAGATGGGCACAACCACCGTGGACGGTATTCAGCTGCGCTTTACCGGCTCCATTCAGCGCGACGACACCGGCGAAGTGCAGGCGGTCGAACTGGTCACGCGCGGACGCTACAAGGAGCTGGACTCCGGCGAATGGAAAACCGGTGAATCCAGCACCACCAAAGTGTCCGGCACTAACAGTTACGCAAAGCTGACCATCAATGGCGAAGTGCTCTATGAGTGCGATCTGGTGAACATGATCGAAATTGTGGGCGGCACCGACCTGATGGAAGCGCACCGCAACGCGCTGGGCCTGTAATCACTTCGGCAGGCGCTGAGTCTGCCGCTTATCTCTCTTTTTAACGGAATCAAATCATGACTGATAAAACCGCTTCAAATGAAAAAGTCGTTGAGCTGGACACCCCGATTCTGCGCGGTAAAACAGAAATCACCTCCGTCACCGTGCGCAAGCCACAGTCCGGTGCACTACGCGGCACCCGCCTGCAGGCGCTGCTGGACATGGACGTGAATGCACTGATCACCGTGCTGCCGCGTATCACCACCCCGGCGCTGACCACAGCGGAAATTAACGAAATGGACCCCGCCGATCTGGTCAGCCTGTCGGTGGAGGTGGTCACTTTTTTGCTGAAGAAGTCGGTCCTGTCGGATTTAGCGACGGCCTGACGGTAGACGATCTGGTGGCGGACCTCGCCACCGTCTTTCACTGGCCGCCCTCCGTTACCGAGTCTATGACGCTGACCGAGGTGCTGGAGTGGCGGCACAAAGCAATCCTGCGACACAGGGCCAGCGATGAGTGATAAAAATCTGCGTTTGCAGGTAGTGCTGGGCGCGGTCGATAAGCTGACGCGCCCCTTCCGCAGCGCCCGCGACAGCACGCGTGAGCTGGCTGGCACACTGCGCGACACCCGCAACACCCTTAAAGAGCTTGACGCTCAGGCCGGGCGCATTGACGGCTTCCGCAAGACCCGCTCACAGCTTGCCATCACTGCTAACAACCTTAAAGCCGCCCGCGAAGAAGCGGCGCGGCTGGCCGTGCAGTTTACGGAAACAAACAAGCCTACCGCCGCGCAGGCCCGCGTGCTGGAGCAGGCAAAAAACCGCGCCAGCCAGCTGCAGCAGACTTACAACGGGCTGCGCCTGTCAGTTCAGCGGCAGCGTGAGGCGCTGGGCGCTGCCGGTATCGACACGAAGAAACTGAGCCAGGCACAGCGCGAGCTGAAAAGTCAGTCGGATGAGGCGCGCGCCGCCATTGACCGTCAGCAGCTGTCGCTAAAAAAGCTGGGAGAACGGCAGGCAAAACTGAGCGCGGTACGTGAGCGATATTCCCGATCGCTGGAGGTGCGCGATCGCGTGGCCGGTGCCGGGGCGGCAACGTCTGCCGCCGGGCTGGCAATGGGCGCGCCGGTGCTGGCCGCCGTAAAGTCTTCAGCAGCGATGGAAGACGCCATGAAGGGTGTGGCGAAGCAGGTTAACGGGCTGCGCGACGACAAAGGCAACCGCACGAAGCAGTTCTATGACATGCAGGCCGCCATCAAGGCCGCCAGTGAGCAGTTGCCGATGGAAAATGGCGCGATTGACTATGCCGCGCTGGTTGAGGGCGGCGCGCGCATGGGCGTGACGAACCAGAACGATTCTTATGAAGACCAGAAACGCGACCTGATGGCCTTTGCCACCACGGCGGCGAAGGCGTCAACGGCTTCAAACAGCAGGTAGATGCCGGGAAATGGATCATCACAATGCTGACACACAGCCTGAGCGCTGATAGTGGATTTACTACCAGTGTCGACCTGGAAGTGAAAATTGACTCATTAGAAATGGAATAACACTTTCAAAAGTACTCAAAGGCATTACAATCCATCGGAAAGTTCGTAAAAGAGTTCAACTGCGAGGTGTATCAAATAATGATGAATTGTCCAATATGCGGGAATGCGGCTCATACTCGCAGCAGCACCCAGATCTCTAAAGAAACTAAAGAACGTTATAACCAGTGTCAGAATATCAACTGCAGTTGCACCTTTAAGTCTTTAGAAACCGTGTCATCAATCATAATGACTCCGGGTGATGTGAAGCCAGTGCCTCCGCATCCAGGCAGAAATCATCAGCAAATGCTTTGGCTATAAAATAAAAGCGAAAAAAACACCCGCAAATGCGGGTTTTTTTCTGCCTGAAAGTTAAGAGTTTTGCCGCCACTTTGCCGCCAATCACAAATAAAATAATTCCTATGTGCATGAAAAAAAATAACATTTTATGGGCTATTCAAAATAGACCGATTTTCATGCAGATAACACTCTGTAAATACTGACTTTGGCGCAATTGTACCAGAAGCGCTGCTGAATCAGGCATAATGAGCATGATTTTACACCAGACGGCGGAGACAACGTGCAG